CGGAGGCTGATGATATTACCGCAGTAATTGCCAAGCGGGAATATAAATCGGAAAAGATTTTAATTTTAAGTGGTGATGAAGACTTTTTACAATTACAAAAATATACTAATGTAAGTCAATATGCACCCGTAAAGAAACAATTTCTTATATCCAAAAATCCAATAGAAGATTTACGGGCACATATTATGGTTGCGGGTGATGATGGTATTCCAAATTTCCGATCTGCGGATGATTCGAAAATAAACCACATTCGGCAAATAACTATTCGTAAAGATGATTTGACCAGATGGATTAAAGAATCAAAACCAGAAAATTTTTGTGATATTAAAATGCTCCATGGGTATAAACGTAATCAGCAATTGATTGATTTTGATTTCATTCCCATAGAAATACAGAAAAAAATTATTGATGAATGGGAAAAACCATTTGAAATTGATAGAAAGAAATTAGTACCGTATTTTATTAAATATCAATTAGTGGAGTTGATGGATAAGATACAGGAATTTTAAAGATGACAGATAGAACTATAAAGGAACTTACTATGACGTTTACGATACCAGAAATTTTGGCAAAATTTAAAGCATGTACTACAGAAGATGAATTAAAAAAAGTGATTTGGAAGTACCAATCACCCGCATTAAAAATGATGTTTCGATATGTTTTTCATCCAAATTCGCATTTTTCATTTACTGAATTACCAGATTTTAAACCGGATCCGGGGCCACTTGGATTGAGTCCAAATAATTTAACAAATGAAATGCGCCGGTTATATATTTTTATGGATTCAAAGAAAATAGATCATGATAAAAAAGAACAATTACTAATTCAATTGTTAGAATCTGTTCATCCTACTGAGGCTGCATTGGTCGGTTGTATTTTCCGACATGATCTGGAAATTCCATTATTAACCAAAGAATTGGTACAATCAGTATTTCCAAAATTAAGATTAGATAATTAGTTATTGACATTCCGTTAGTCACGTGCTATACTGTACTTGAGGATTTGATATGACCCTACAAAAGTTACAAAACGAATTTCTAGATGCTACCGAAGCCACATGGCATCGCCACTCCAATGGAGGTGGATGGGTAGAAAATACTGCATGTGTGGATGCTTCCGCATTTATAGGACCCGGGGCACTGGTGTATGGAAATGCCCGGGTGTATGGAAATGCCCGGGTGTTTGGAGATACCCGGGTGTTTGGAGATGCACTGGTGTTTGGAAATGCCCTAGTGTATGGAAATGCCCGGGTGTATGGAAATGCCTGGGTGTCCGGAAATTCCCTGGTGTATGGAAATTCCATTATTAACTAAAGAATTGGTACAATCATTATTTCCAAAATTAAGATTAGATAATTAAATTATGGAACCAACTAAAGAAATAATTCCTGGTTTTAAATTACCAGATAATGAAATATTGATGATTGCGGAAAATCAACCACAATATTTAACACTTCCTGCCTGGAAAGGTCCGGAAGGATTGAGGGTAACCCGTTGGAAATTATCTTGGTCGGAGAGATTACAGATATTATTTGGTGGTAGTATTTGGGTAACTATTTTAACTTTTGGAAAGAAGTTACAGCCACTTAAATTAGAAACTACTTGTCCAATATCAGGTAGTGCGATAGAAGATGAGGAATTATGAATGAAAATGAAATCGATCAAAATTTCCCTTCGCTAAAATCAGGGAATAAAACAATACCTTTTGGATGGGTACAATGGAAAGGTACTGATGTTTGTTTAGACATACATTGTGAATGTGGAGAACGTACACATTATGATGGAGATTTTTGTTATCATATCAGATGTGGTAATTGTGGTCGAATTTATGAATGTGACGGACATATAAAATTAAATCTTTTAAATTTTGAACCAGAATTTACAAAAACTAGTTATTGACATCCATAAATAGAAGTGATATACTTAATTTTATGATGAATGAAATACATAAATACTTATTTCCAGGATTGATAATTTTAGAAAGTCTTGGGGCGTCTATTATGTATGGATTTTCAGGTGATTATAGACGCATGATTTATTGGTTTGCCGGGACGGTTATTACCTCTTCGGTTACATTTTAAGTTTCGGAAAGTAGCCTAGCGGTCAGGCACTGGTTTTGGGAACCAGTCCACGCGTGTTCGATCCACGCCTTTCCGACCAAATTTTGGTATAGGCAAAAGTTTAAGCCGCCACCATTTAGACGCTCCTTTAACTTAATACGTGAGGTGGAGTGTCCTGGTGGACTTTAGGGTAGCAACGACCAGGTACCAGAAACAATTTTAATTTAGGAGGTTCCATATGACCAAATGGCACGTAAAAAATTAATTATTCGGTGTGGATGTAGAAGATGTACCACCGGGCTTCATGCTGGGTGGGGATTTGAAATGGTAAAATCTATAAGAAAATTACGGCATCATACTAAAAGATTATTGAAATTAGAGAAATTTGATGATGCACAGGATTTAATAGTCAGTTGTGCATATACCGATTAAATTTCTGGAATTGTATAAATTTTAGTTATAGTTTTTAATTGTGGTATATTTTGTATCATTTGGAAAATGTTGTTTAATATATTTGGAACATTATTAAAAGTCTTTTCATTTATTCTAATTAATTTCCATTTATTTTCTTTACACCATTTTTCCAATTGATTATCTTTTTGCTGAACTTGTAGTAAATTACCATAAATATTTTTAAAATGATAAATACCATCATATTCGATAATCAATTTAAGTTCTTTACAATAAATATCATGTGATTTATAAATATTATTTCCTATATAATGATGGCCACCGGATTGCCACTTATATTGAATAAATTTTTCTTTAATAAGTTTTAAAAGTTTTCTTTCTCCTTTGGAAGAAAATCTTTTCTTTTGATTTTTGGATTTAATAGTTCCACTATTTTGTAACCATTTTGGATTTGTTTTCCATGCAATTCTTGGAATTTTAGATGCAGCATGACCACCAATTGAGTGTGCAATGAATTGGCATTCTGGTTTTTTACAATATGATCGTTTAGAATTTTTAATTGATGAAGTATAAGGTAAAGTATCATTACAATTTTTACATTTTTTTGGATTTAAATTATAAATATCTATTTTAATTTGCAATTTTTTGGCTATATATTTTTTAGTAGCATTTGAATTGGTTTTATAAGATTTAGTTGCTCTAATATTGGCTGCATTTTGTTTTTGTTTTAATAATTCTGGACATAATAATGGTTGATTTGGATATTGGATTTTGAATTGTTTAATGGTTAAATTGTGTTTAGTTTTAATGTGTTTGGATCCAATATCTTTCATAGATCTTTGACATATTGGACAAGTAATTTTATTGTTCATAAAGTATTAACGTATGATCCTATTTGGATTATGGAAGAGACGGAAAGTTCGACCCTTTCCCACCTCCACCACTCATATTTATATAATTTAACATTTTATGGGGGTGTTGTGGCATCGATCTACATATATCAGGATGGAGGACGTTACAAGTAGCAACACTTGGTCAAATGAAAATTTGATGAACGAAGAAAACCAACAAACGACGAAGACAGCTTCTCGCTTCCACGTGCCGCTTAAACGGTAGTGGAATGTGGTTCGAGGGAGCCATATAAAAGAAATCCCTCATAAATTAAATTCCAACCGACCACAAATACCATATAAATACCATAATGAAAACAATTATATTATCCGTGTTTCTATTATTACCATTAAATAGCCAAACGTTTATAGATAAACAAGTGACATGTATATCTCAAGCGATTTATTACGAGGCTGGAAATCAAAATACACTTGGAAAAGAAGCAGTCGCATTTGTAATATTCAATCGAGCGCAAAAATATAATATGACTCCATGTGAGGTAATTCATAAACCCAAACAATTTACATTTAGAATTAAAAAAATAAAGTATTGGAATCAATATATTGAATCTTTTAAAGTGGCTCAAGATTTGTATTGGAATTTAGATACATACACAGATCCAACTAAAGGTGCATTTTATTTCCATGCAGTCTATGTTCATCCCCGTTGGCAGTATAAAAAGACAGTTAGAATCCAAGATCATATATTTTTTAGATAGTTGCATTTCTTGTTATTATGTGTTATAATAGTATTGATGTTGATTATGACAAAGCAAACAAGAGAAAAATACAATATGAAAAATAAAAAAATTGAAATTGGAATGCGTTGGTCAGATATTTATGACCTTATGGATAATGAGGATTATGATGGTTTTACCAAGCGATTGGAAAAAATGTATTCTAAAGAATTTGGTACAAAAATCCGCATTGACTGGTTAGATTGAAATGAAAAAGAAATTAACAGATGAATCATTTGATATGTTATTTATAGATTCTCCATTATATCAACTGACTCCAACGACATTTGCATTAGAAATTGAGAAATTGGTAAAATATGATCGAATGGATTATTTAGATGCTGTAGTAACTTTATGTGAAAAATTCGATATTGAATTTGAAACAATTCCAAAATTATTGAGTAAAACAATGAAAGAAAAAATTGAAGTATCGGCATCTAAAAGAAAGTTAATGAAATTATGATACAGTTATTAGGAGGATATGGTATGGTGACAATATGGATATTGTTCGGAACTTTTCTTTTTGTTTTTGGTTTAATAGAAGTTGTTAGCAACGCATTGGACTACTTCTTGGAGCGGGCGTGTCGCGTCTATCCATATGGTAGCGATAAGAATCCGCAACGTGTTGTAGTTTTGTCTGAGTTAAGGGATGGAGACATGTTTATGGGTAATCCGAAATATCCCTGCCAAGAGACGGGTAATCCGAAATATCCCTGCCAAGAGTTGCCACAGTATTCCGCGTCTATAGGGATGGACAATCCGGAATACCCAGGCGTGTATGTGGTGTCTCTTGGAGGATTGGTGTCAATGAATGGTACAACTTGGGACAATATGGGTAGTGGTTGGGTTGTTGATGGTTACCGGCCGATTGATAAGGAAAAGCTTTTGGCGGCACTCAACTCTGGCAAGTTTGACAAATCATGATTGTATTGTAAACTTTACTCGATTTGTTTGTCAACTCAATGCATAATTATTGTAAACATAAGATCCTGTTATTGTCAACAACTGGTTATGTATGGTTTATTGTATATGGAGGAAAGTAAATGAAAATTACATTTGAAATGGATAAAGAATCGTGGTTGGCCGGTGATGTAGCACTTGATGCGTTATGGTATGCATATAGATTGGGTCAAACCGGACAAGAATTATATATGGTTGGATTTTCTGGTTGTGAAGAAAATAAAAATTTCTGTATTGTATTGGATGTAAAAGAACTTTTATAAAATGTCTCCATATGAAGCCTTTGAAATTTATGTGGCTGTAAAGACTCATTTTAATAATCCATCTTTTGATTTCCATAAATTTAATGGTAAAACAAGATTAACTACCAATTCATTTGAATCCCGGGATGATAAATCTTTTTTCTATAGAATATGTAAAAAGTATTCGCGTGCCAAATTAATTGATTTATTTGTTGCCAATTTTGTAGATAATCCTGGAATGTGGATTGGAGATTTTCTTTTAGATAAATCATCTGAAGAAATATATGCCGAATGGCAAAAAAGAATTGAAAGTCTTTCATACCATTTTTCTGAAGAATGTACCGGATTATTAGAATGGATGCAAACCAATGGATTTGAATTTAATGATCTTTTCCGAATTAAAGATTTTGATCATCCGATTATAGTAAAAATGGCATTACAAAAAGTAATTAGTTTAGAAACATTTATCATTTTAGATCGTATATTGGATTTCGGTAGAGTATTTGACAGGCGTTTAACCGATGTTATTTGGAAAAACTTCTGGTTGAAAATTCAGAAATATTCTCCTTTTATAAATATTGATTTAGAGAAATCAAAAATGATTCTCCGAAATAAGATGGTAAAGGAATACAAATATGCAACCACAAGTAATCGATCTTGAAAAATATAATGTCATTTGTAAGAAATTTGAAAAGGCTGTAGAAAAAGCAAATAATGAAATTGCAATGCGCGGTTGTTTAGAAATAGAAATTGCTTCTTTAAAAGAAGAACTTAAAAAGGCATACCGCGAAATTTCGGAGTATAAAAGAAGAAATGAAAAAATCAAAATTTGAATTAAAAATTGAAACGGATGATCTGAATTTAGTACGGGCAATAAATCAACATTTACTTAAATCCAAAAATTATAGATTAATTACAACAGAAGATACAATGGATTTAATTGAACCACCCGAATTACTGAATGAATCAGCGGCCGCAGTTCAACCACCTGGTACACTATTTGAAATTCCAGATGAACAAATGGATTATAAGAAAAGAATTGAAACCTATCCAGATGGGACACCAATATGAAATTGCTTTTAATTTTATTATTAACAGTTGTATCATTCGCTCAAACCCTTTCTGTTTCAGTAAGTCCTCTTACTGTTCCGGCCGGAGGTACAGCAACCATTAGTGTAAGTTTTACCGATTGTTCACCATCTTGTAATATCGCCGGGTTACAAGGTACTATTTTATCTTCGGCTTTAATTCCTTCCGTTAATTCGTGGGTATTAGGAAATTCATCTGTTGCTTCACAAAAAATTGTAAGTATAAAGGGTCCTACTTTTATTGTAATTGGATCTGGAGGTGGCACTGCAAATTGGTCATTAAATAATACATCATTTGGATCTGGTGTAGTTTTTTATGGTTTAGCAATTACCGCTCCTAATACTTCTGGAACAGTTCAAGTATCATTAACAAATCTTGTGGCTGTTACTAATAATGGAGCTCCAATTACAATTACATCACCAATACCTGCTACACTTACTGTTGCATGTAGCATATATGCAATTTCTGGAGATTGTTCGCCATCTATTACTGATGTTCAGGAGATGTTACAAGCGGTTTTTAATTCGAATTTATGTGTTGGTAATTTATCAATTATTGGTGATAATAAATGTACCGCAGTTGATGTAATGTTGGAAATTTTAGCAGTACAAGGGAAAATACAATAACCCTTGACAAATGTATAGGAATGTGTTATAATAAATAATAGTGAGTGGGTTTGGGGCTGTCGGAAATAATGCAATCTTACCCGGGCGAAACCCACTTATCTAAATCAATCTTCGTAATGCTTCAGGTGACAATATAAAGGAAATAAAACAAGCTACATGAGTTTCGCAAATTATAAAAAGCAAAAAACGGATTTTACACAAATAAGCAAAAAAGTAGATGAAATGGGTGGAGTAAATAAGTTTAAAGACTCTCGTTTCTGGAAACCTACTGTGGATAAAGCGGGAAATGGTTCCGCAAAAATAAGATTCTTACCGTGTCCTGAAGGGGAAGATCTT